ACATTTCTACCCCAACTCCCAATTTTAACAATTGTATCCGTCAGGTTTTCATCAGTGTTTTCTCCTGAAGATGAATAGCTCCAATATTTAGTCCCAAGTTCAAAAAAGGGATTAGTTAAATTTAAATCACCTCTTTTAGCAATATCTCCTTGTACTATTAAAGTTTCGACATCAATTAAGCTGGTCTTTATATAACCGCCTTGAATAATAGTGCTGTCTAATTTGGCGAGGCTCACTAGATCATCAAAAGCTAAATCTCCCAGATTGTCCTGAGTAGCTAAATTACCCTGAACTATTAAAGTATTAACATCAATAAGGGATGTTTTTATATAACCACCATCAATGACTGTTGAGTCTAGCTTTGCGAGACCAACTAGATTTTCATAAGCCAAATTTCCAAGACTGTTTTCTAAAAGGTTTGTTTCAGTAATATCGTAGAATTCTAGACCGTCTATTTCGGTAGTACCATCTCCACCACTTACATTAACAATAAACATTGGCCTTACATATTTAGTACCAGGAATAAATTGGTTTGTAGCACTACCTTCTCCTGATATTAATCCCTCAAATTATACTGATATTAACTCAAATTCACATACAAAATATTTATTATTACCTAAGCTTTGATAATCTCTATCTAAACATCTTACGCCAGCATATACCCTCATTTTATTCGGATCAGTAGAGTCTATTGTTTGCCTGACTCGGAATCGTCCCTTGTACTTATTTGAAGTATTGACAGACTTGGCATTTTTCCAAAAAACACTTTTAGAGCCTTGTATTTGCAAGGCTTTTCCGCCCCAACTTCCAGTGTTAACAATTATGTCTATAAGGTTTTCCTCAGTGTTTTCACCGACAGATGAATAACTCCACAACCTCACCCCCTGCTCAAAGTAAGGATTAGCCCCAGGAATATCCGCCAAGTTCTGATATCCACTACTCCCAGCCTCAAACTGAATCTTTCCACCAATCACCCCACTATCTAAGTCAAAGTAAGTTAAACCATCCTGTGAGGTGATAGTACCTGTCCTGATGAACTTGCCGTTTATTTCAGTAGTACCATAGGTCAGGGATATGCCTCTCACGCCATCAATTACCGAATGAAGCACACCAATAAGCAGCGTATAAAAGCCAGCTTCATGATCAACTTTACGAGCTGCGGTGTCTAGCACTATTCCTCCCTGATTGCCGACTATTGGCACACGGGCAAAGATGTAATAAGCATTCCCATCCAGTAAGGAACCGATGCTCCCTTGGGCAATTTGCCATGTTCTTAAATTCTCCTCTATCTCGTAATGTATCAGCTCACCGCCCGTCCAGCCGAAGCTTGCTGGGATGGCATTTTGATTGGGTGAGAATACCACTCCACTTAGCGCAAACTGCTGGCTCTTCACACCTACCGCCAAATGGATAGTCTCTATACTGGAGGGCTTAATGTTCTCAGTATCAAAATAGCCGTCAGGATCATAAATCAATCCTTGCAATTCTCTTAGCCTCAGCTGGCTCAATCTTGCCTGCTCATTGGAGGTCTGGCTTACTGTTTTGATCTGCTCTAAAGTGTTAGCCGTAATTCTAATGATTCGCTCTGTGGTGGTATATTCCACTCCTTCCGAAATAGCGGCAGTCAATCGCTTAGGATACAATAAAGGGAAACTTATCTCACTAATTCTTAGGGTAGTATTAATTTCTAAAGGCTGGTCGATAATACTGACTCTATCCCCTATATTGATATTGATATTATTCTGCTTAAAGAATATCTCATCACAGTTAAAAGCATAGGTAACCCTCGGGTGATCATGCTCATCCAAATACTCCTGAGCCTTTGCCTGAAGCTCCGCCTCAGCTGTATCGATGTAAGTCTGTGGCATCTTAATATCCACCAAGGTATATTCATCTCCCAAGGCAGGCTTTACCACATCGTTAGGAAGCTTATAGTCATTCTCTTCTGTGAACTCCTTAAAGGTGATTTTCTTAGTGGTATGGTCATAAGCGGTAATCTCAAATTGATTTCCAGCAAGGTCTCCAGTCTTAAAGACAATCTTAGCGACTGTTCCTTCTAACAACTGATCGTTGATGTCGAAATCAAGAGTGTTGTCAAAAATGCTCAAGATATCACCACTGGCTGGCAAGTCAGTAACTGAGCCTGTCCGATTCGGGAAGATATCCTCAAAGGTAATAGAGCCTTCTACCACTCCATAAGTAGACACATTGCTTTCTAATGGATTAGCGGCAAATTGAAGCCTATCCGCTCCATCTCTATAATCAAAGTCGATATTCTTACGGCCACCAAAGGCATATAAGCGAGTGATCACTCCCTTATCATTCAATCTTAATCTCTCCAATTGATAAAGACCTTTGCCTTTTCCATATTCCAAATTCAGGAATATATCCTCACCAACCTTACTAACCATGCTAATTTGCTGGCCTTCTACAATGTACTCAAGCCCGAACTCTTCTGCTATTCGGCTTAAGGCTTCTCTACAGCTTTGATTATTAAAGGTGATATTGCGAGGCTCTACATCATCCACCGTGCCTAATGTCCAGCCTGCATCTATTTCATTGATATTGGTCAATAACAATAAGAGGTAATCTTCAGGAGTACCGAAATAGCTGAAATCAGCCGCTCCCTCATCCATAAAGATTTTATTGTAGAGCTTGTATATCTCTCCCTCAAACTCAAAGCTATACTCCAACATTCGATTACCCATGCGAGTAACCTCTGGAGCATTATTTAAAATATAAACATCTCCATTATATTCAATATAGTCACCAATTTGAACGTCCATCTCATCCGCTACTTGAATGGTGGCGGTGATCTTATGCTCACCCATCAGCTTTTGAGTGAACACCACGTCCTCATTAGCTCTAAAGCTGGCAACTGTTGCTAATCCTCTTTTTATCTCAATAATCATATTGGAAATTCTTCAAGTGGAAAATCATCAATTAGGTTAAGTGTGAAGCTGGCAGTTTGCAAATCATCCTGCACATAATCCTCCATGCCATCATATAGTAATTTCCATTGAATCTGAAACTCTTGATTCAATAGAAAGAAATAGCCAGCATCTTTTAAGAAGGCTTTAAAAGCTTCGTATTTGCTTTTAAAATCAGCTTTTGAGTTGCCTATCATCACGCAATTAACCGCCACTTCTCGGCTTTGGTATTTGATCACCTCCAAGTCTCGCTCCGTTCCATCTTCATCAGGCCAGTTATTTTCAACGCCAGGCTTTCGCTCTGGCAAAGTCATTAATTGCTCCAAAGTACCTTCTTTGAACACTATGCCGTAAGTAGTGAATGCATCTGATCCGTTGATTGAATATTGATTCATGATACTCCTATATCCCTCCCAGATTGGTCTTTAGTATTGTCCTTAATTTTCTTTAAAAAGCCGACTGCCGCCTGAAGCTCTAGCACTGTATTAGCTGTATGCCTTTCAATGAGCGCATTCGTCTGCATGATGTTCATGGTGAAGCGCATATTACTCGCATTCACTCGGTACAAATCTTCACTTAACCTCAAGTGCCTTTTTTGCACATCGAATGTAGCCCTATAGAGACCTGTTAATTCGCTGGCCGTTTCTTCGGTCATTTCCCTGCGGATAGCACCTTTTAAGCCTTCAGCTCCTTCGCTGTCTTGGTTAAAAATATCAAAGCCAAAATCAGCAGCCTCTTTTTGCGCATCGGTTAAAGCCTGATTGAAGTCATCCGTCAGTCCGCTGGCTTGGTTAAAGAAAGCTGCAAAATCATCCAACCAATCCTGATCACCTCCAATATCAAAGCTATCCGCCATACGTGCCTCGAGGTCTTCAAAAGCCGAACTAAAGATTTGATTGAATATCAATTGTGATAATACATTCTCAAGTACCTTCTCAATACTTTCACCCATTGCCACCGCTGCATCCTCTCCAGCTTTGAAAGCCTCTACCAAGGAATTTCTAAGGTCGTCCCCTAAACCACCTGCCAATTCGGATATTACTTCCCTGATCTGATCTCGAGCTTCTTGAATAGCATCCTCCCAAGCCATAATATTTTCAAGTATTGCTTGCGTTTCCTCATTCACCATTCCATTAGCGATTAAGCTTTGCGCTAACTCTCGATTGATACTTTGCAAGCCATCAGCTGAAGTACTTATGATTTCAGGATATTCTGCCAATAAACTACCAAACTCATCCACCGTCTCTTTGCCGCCAAACAATCCAACTGCACCACCTACTAGTGCACCAATACCAGCTCCGATTGCCGTACCGAGTCCAGGAATTATTGAACCAATTGCCGCTCCAGCTCCAGCTCCAGCACTGGCTCCAGCTCCAACATTCCCCCAATCAATTTTATCGTTCTGCCCAATCTTAACCTGAGCATCAGCTAAGTCAGCAAATGCTTTTTGGTATTCTGAATTAGCATTTCTCAAAGCCTCTACTCCACTAGTGATCCTACCTTCATAGTCGGTTAAGAAAGCACTATCATTCAACATGCCTTGCAGTCTGATCTGATCCTGAAGGGCTAGGTTATAATCATTTTGAAAACCAATTACACTCAAATAATAATCTCTCTCGGCTTCTTTTCGCTCTCGAGAAGCATTAGCGAGCATTGTAATTAAAGAAGATATTGAACTGATCCCAGCTGCGATCTTATCGGTTGTGCCTGCCTGATCATCAAAGGCGGTCAGTATATTCCGCATATTGGAAGCAAGCCCGGAAAGCGCACCGCCTGCTTGTGTTAATCCTGCTGAATCGACCGACTCGCCAAGGTTTTCAAGTGATGCACCTAACTCAAAAAAAGCCTCTGATATTTTATAGATATTATCCAGCTGAGTGGTTTGTATAATGGCTTCAGCTTCAGCAATCTTCTTTAATATTTCTGCTTTAGCTTCAGCACTCATGCGCTGGCTTTCAATTAGTGCTTTTGCATTTGCAATAATTTCTTTACCAGCCTTTATGCTTAGCCCATTTATACCATCAAATAAATCCTTGTAAGACTGGAGCTTTTTTAACTGAGCATCATCTAATGCGCCAAGCTCTGCTTGATGTTGCCTGTCAAGTTCTTTTGCTCTTTCATCATAGCCCTGAGTTACTAATTTATTACGTAATTTCTGATACTCTTCTATCATATCATTACGATTCATTTCATAGCTCTTCAAGTCCTCTAGCTGCTTAGCCCATTGCTTTTCGTATTCTTCACGAGATGCCTCAGCCTCTTTCCTGATTTTCTCTAAGGCCTCTTGCTCTTGCCTACCTATCAAATCAGCCTCAGCCTGTGCGCCTATGGCATCCAGCTGATCAATATTGATTGCTATGGTAGGATTGGCTTTATTGAATCGCTCAATTAGTGTTCTAATCTTAGCAAACTTATCACGCAAAGCCTGCACCTCAGCCTCATCATCATCCATTCGCTTACGAGCATACTCTTTGTCCAGGGCTGCAATTCTATCGAGTAACCTTTGTCGAGCCTTTAAGCCATTATCGCCTTTGTCTTTTGTCCCTGCTTTATCATCATCGTCCAGGAACATATTCAAACCAAAAGAAGCAGCTCGTTCCTGAAGCTTTTTAAATATCTGATTTCGGTCTTCTACTGCTCGTTCAACTTCTTTATTATATTCACTGTAGGCCTTTCTTAAGTTCTTAGCTCTCTCTCGCTGTGCATTGATAATCGCATCACTGGAGGTCGCACTAGATGCCACTTTAGCAAATGCCGCCTCTTGCTCTGCTATTTCCTCCTGAAGTTCCATTTTACGAAGCTCACTTTTATAAGCTTCTTTTGCCGCTTCATCTAGGGCAATATTAGCCGCTGACTTATACAGCATCATTTGAATGTACTTGTCAGAGTTGGCAATCATTAGCTCCTCTACTCCCTTCAGGTCTTCGACTGATCCAGTGGCTTTTCCTAGGCTTTCATTGTACTGCTCCACCACATCCTTAGCATCAATCATCCCTCTTTTAGCAAGGTCTATATTAGTCTCAAGAGAAAGTACATCCTTGATAGCATTCTGATAATCGGTACTTTCAAAGGCTTTGTTTAAGGCTTCTTGGCTTTCCTTTAGGGAATCAATAGTACCTTTTCCTTTAAATAATCGACCAATAAACTCTCCAATTTCCCGACCATAAATAGTAATTAAGGTTACCCCTAAAGAAAGAGCTGTACCAAAACTAAATAAAGACTTAGTGATTTGTTTCCATATCGGTACTCCCTTTTGACCTGAAGCAACAAGCTGCTGATTTTCCACCTTAAGCCTTTGTATTTCATCAGCAAGGATTGGAATATTGTTAGACAAGGCTAAGAAACCCGTTTGAGCCGAAACCGCAAATGCTGGAGCTTCACGGCTTAACTGGTTAATAGAGTTCTGTAGGCCGTTAAATTTAGGCTTAGTGGCTGCGGCTGTGTTGCCCATAGCCGCAGTAGTTTTAGAACTCCTAGCCACTGCCTTAGTGTATTCATCAACCTCTTTCACGTTGTTATCATACACACGCTTTACAGTTTGACTTACACGTTTTGCAGATTTTTCGGCAGTCTGATCCACTCCAGTAATATCCTGTTTCACTTTCTGTGAATCGGCTTTCACCTGCTCATTATTGATAATAAAATCTACATTAATCGGCTCCATATAATTAACTCATTAGCTTAGCGGCAAGGTCGGAGGGATCTCCTTTCTTAACCATGTTTTTGGTGCTCTTGAAATTCGGTCTATCCGCCATCATGAGCAGTAAATTTGGGCGACTTACTTTCCAAAGTAAATCGTGATAACTCCAGCCTGTTTCCTTCGCAAACTGGTAGAGCATTCCCCAGGGGCTATGTAAACCTGTTTGAATTAACTCCCCTGATTCTCCTGACCCATCTTCGGTGTCGTAATCTTCATCATACGCACCGATCTGGTAGTACTCATAAAATCCGCAGCTCCTCCATATATGAGAATAAGCATTGCAATTGTTGTGATCTCTACTGGCTTGCAATGCCATTTCATATAATGCGCTAGTGGCTTTGTGAAGAGCTTACCCATCCAATAGCCATTAAGCCAGGCACAAGCCACAGCTCTTCTTAATGCTTTTCCATGTGCGACCATTATTGCTAATGCTTGCTCATGAGTTAAATCTTCTAATTTCTCTGATGATAAGCCTGTACTCAAATAGTAACTGGCCACTCGGTGCAATGTGCCTTCGTAAGGAGCTCTTACTGTTAGACTCACTTCCTTAATGCCGATGAGCCGTAAAAGAAGAGGCGCTCGCATCTTTATACGTGCGCCTCTATCTAAGATTTGGTCAGCGGCTAAGCGCTCTATGTTAGGATTCTCCTTCATGTTATGCTGCTGGATTTCCAATTGCCATAACAGGAACACCATCAACCTTCGGTTTTAGTGGTGAGATCATAAGCGAAAGCAACTGAATGCCATTTCTATTGAAATCCCCTGTATATTTACCATTGGTTTTTCCTCTGTAAATGGTCATTTTCTGCCCATTTTTAAAGGTTAATCTCCAGGCAAATTCAATAGCCACGATATCGTTTGGCTCATTCCACTCTTCATTAGGGTCAACGCCCGTAATGGTTCCACCCAAATACTTCAATAGATTCGCTGGTGAAGTGTCCATTAATTGAAGATTTAAGGTTTTTGAACCTTTCTCCTGTATTACTTCCACAGGGTCTTGCTCCAACTCAGCAAAATGCTCCGTCTTTTCTCCATCGGCTGAATCCAGCGTAATGGAATCTCTGTAAATCAACCCAGCATCTTCCCAAGCGGTTGCTAATCCTGTTACTTCATCTATTGGTGATACTTCGACCGATTGTAGGCCATAACTTACTTTTGACATGATTCAACAATTATTGGTTAGTAGTTCCTTTATCTTCAGATGCTTCAGCTTTCGCCTCTGCTATCTTTTCCTCAATCCTTGCCGCATCCCAAGTGTGATGAGCAGGCTTGCCTGTGAGTTCTTTATACTCATCTTTCAATGAGTCCAAACTTTTAACATCGGACTGATCCGCTTGATCATCCTTGTCATTTCCTGACTGATCATCACTTTGATCATTGCTCTGATCTGCATCCTGCTCATCTTTCTGATCAGTGTCCGCTCCTTCAGTCTTTTCAGGGTTGGAAGGATCATCATCTTTTGATGAATCATCGCCTTCCTCGCCTTGGCTTCCATCAGGGTTGTTTGGCGCATCAGCATTTTCAGCAGTTGATTTTTCAGCTGCTTTCTTTGCCTCAATCTCTTTCTCCAGCTCTTCATTGGCTGGCACCGAATCTCTTTCTAATTTATCTACCTTCTTATCTTCAAGTAGCTGAGCCGCTGACTCCGCATCTTGCTCGGTGTAGAAAAATTTATCATTAGAGGTCACATAGAACACATCAGTATTTCGATGTGTAGCAAACATGATTCTCTTTTTATCTTCTCTCGTATTTCCCATTTTTAAAATAGTTTTAAAGGGTTTTGAATTACTTTTAAAAGTCGCAGTACCAAAATGATGGCTGCTATAATTAAGGCTACCCACATCCACCAGGGGAACCTGAAACCTGAAGGCTTCGTCTTAACCTTCTCTTTTTCCTTGATCTCTTCCTTCACTTTTGTTTGTGAAGTCTGAGTGCGCTCCTCTTGCTTCTGCAATTTGGAGCGAGCCACTGGCTTGACTTTAGTGTGGTAACTTATACCTGAAGGCTTCACTACCATTTCCATTTCAACCCCCTTGCTCTTGACAGGAATCACTACCGAATCCAAGTCCTGAAGCCGAGTGAAATCCATCGGTACAAATCCGCTTATTTCATCATCGAAATAGTCGGTAGTTAGTACCTCGTTGGTATTGATACGCAAAGCCGAATCAATGACACTTTCTCGTTCAATCTGCTTACTGCTCGTTTGCTTTGTCGATTTGCAGCCTGCCAGATTGCAGGCTGCTAAGACCGCTGCCACGTATATTAAACAAGTATGCCTCAACATCTTTTTTCTATTAAAGTATAAGAGAAGCTGTTTCCGTAGAAATCAGCCGATTTCCTGCACAGCTTCATAATGTGTTCGTGCGCTTCAGTATACTGCCTTACCTGACAGCCTGCCGAGTATGCGCCTACTTTATCGACTTGCTTCAGCCAAGAAGTAGTATGCATATTCAGTCCTGTTACATCTCGGTACAATTTCCCTTCAGGGTCTAATTGTCCGTCCTGGTCATTGTCTCTCCAGCCTTTGAAAGGCGAGCCGACTTGCACTAATGCCTCATAGCCTTTGTGCTTGCCAATCGACCAGCAATCTCTGTATTGCCCAGGAGCTAAAATGAAAGTCCCGTTAGGATTCCCCATTCTATTCCTTAGCCACCAGCTGCCCGGGTCGGTTGTGCCTTTATGCTCGAGTACAATCTCATTGCCTTGCTCATCTCGGTAGGCTACTCCAAGCACATCATTAAACTCATTCACTGATCCGTAACCATTCCGAATGCCGTATAAATTGAGGTTATAAGCTCCTTTGTCAAAAAAGACATGACCTAACTCCTCAAATAATGCTTTCAACTCCTGATAATTCATTTGAAATAGCTGTTAATTTTTTCTTGTAGTTTAGTGATCCAGTGTGCCTTTGGCTTGCCTGTAATCACTGCTATATTTTCTGAAATGCTGACTATGTTTTCCAGCACAATTTGCACGACAAAGAATACATGCATCCAATGGAATATGTCAGAAGCCAATGTATTACCGTTATTCTCAAAGCTCCTTTGCATTAAGTAGCTAATCGCTATGATGATGAGGTAATAAGCCAGCTTAAAACTAAATCGACTAAACTTCATGCTACTGAATTGCTCCTTTGCTTTTCTTGCCCTTGCAAGCCCTGTAGCGAGTTCAAATATGAAGACTAATGCCAACGCTAAAAACGCCAAAGCATCAATGCCAAAAATTCTGAATATAGATGCTGATAGGCCGCTAAGCGTAAAAGTGAAAATAGTCATGCTAACATATTTGAAGGAAGGAAAGAGGCTATCGGTAAAATCCGACAGCTTCTCATATCCAAATGAATTCAATATTTTGATGAAGTAGTTCATCGGAGATTAGACAGTAGTTACTTGACGTAAAATACCAATCCCTTTGTAGTCATTTCTTCGTGATCTACCGCCTGTGAATATTTCCATAGAGAAAACATCACCGTAATATGCTGGTGCTCCTAAATCTTCGAAGAAGTCAATATCACCCATTGCATATTCAACACTTTTTTCATACCAGAATAAAGCTGCATCATTATCGGTAGCAGCTGCTACTTCACCTGGTGTTTTAAATGCGTCAGTATCATCTAATAAGAATACTGAAGAACGACTCCATATTTTCCATCCTTGAACTTTGGCAATTACACCCGCTTCTTTTTCCTCTTTGCTTACACCATTCATATAAGTGGCGATGTAATCCTTGTCAGGTGGAAATAATTCTGCTTCCATAGAAGGGGTCAGTAAAGCGTGCATTTTGCCTTCAAACCATTTGTTTTCTCTTTTGAATTTGGTTCTCATGGACTGAAGGTCAGTTAAAGTGGTCGCTTTTCTCAAACCTGTTTGACCATCACCTCCAGCAGCTACAGCTTCACCAGTTGTGTTTAATATTCTAGACTGTGGTATCGATGAAGCTGAATAAGCTCCATAGGCTGGAGTAGTAATCCAGTTAACTAACATCCATTCAGCTACTTGCTGAACTAATTTATCCCTGTCTTCACCTAAAACTGAATTTCGCTTATCATAAGACAATTGATAATTATCTACATTAGGAATTCTAACTGGATCAGTAGTGTAAGAATCTATCAAATAGATAACATCAGTATCTGTTCTATCTCTTACTGATGCAGGAAAGGAAGATCTATTCTTTACTACATTTCCTGAACCACCTGATTGAGGGATATGAACAGCTTTACCATTAATATGCTCTTTTTCTACTTGATAAGCCCTTTTTAAGAATCCATTATCCTTAAAGATTTCTTCTTCAATGTGATTCTGCCAAATCTCCTTTTGAACGGCCATCATCAACACGCCATTTTGCCAATGTGGTGCGATAATCGGTCGGATAAAAGAGACTACGAAACCAAGGGCAAATGTACCTCCTGCAACTGCATAAAGGTTTGCGCCTATGGTGGTGCTGGCTACAATCCCGATCAGGAGAGCCATGACTATGTTGTATAGTAAACTTTGATATTTAATCTTTTTCATGATTTCTGTTTTTGTATTACTGATTGATTTTGAACTTTTCCAAAGTTTGAAACTTTGGAAAAGTTGATTGCTCGGTAGGACTATCCCTGATATTCCTTTCCGAATTCTTCCTGAAACTTGGCTTTGAAAAGTCCGAAATCCTCGTTTTTCAAGGCGATAAGCATTCCTTTTTTGTCAAGCTCTTTCCAGCTTAATTTCACATACTTATCCTTAGTCTTTTCACTGCCTTGGTCAAATTGAGATTGAGCAGTTGGGTTAGGAGTCATTTTATCTAAAATGCTCTTTGCCTGCTCATAGCTCAATTGCACAAAGTCCTCTCGCTGGTCTTCTGTGATTTTGCGCTCTTCCTTGATGGCTTTGTCCAGTAAGGCAGTCTTTTGGGCTGCTTCCTGGTCTTCCTTCAACTTCTTTAAATCGCCCTCCGCTTTTTCACGCAACTTCACTTCCTCTTCCTTCTCGGTTTGAAGCGTGTTGATTTGCGTTTTCTGCTTATTAGCAAGCGTTACGATTCTTTGGATTGCTTCCTCAGCCTCCTGAGGAGTAGCCCCGTCCGCAAGCTTCAATAGCGGCAGGACTGACGGGCTTAACTCTATTTTTTTCATATCTAAATTTTTTGGTGGTAATACTTTCGTTAGGTAGTCTTGAGAGAGGGTGATCACTTGCTCATTTTCATCATAAAGCACCACTGCAAGCGCATCAGGATTTGAACCTATATCGCATAAAGAAGCTTCAAGCAATACCGACTTATCAAGCCAATTCTCGCCATTCTCTTCTTTCCAGTCTAGTGGGCTAAGTCCAGCACTTGCCATTTTGAGTGTCCCATTTTCTACTTTGTTGTAGATGCTCATAGCAAAGTCGTCCGTCTCATCAAATGAAGGAACTCCTGTCAATTGACCATCTGCATTCACTTGTAAGTCTTCCCAAAATCCAAGCGGTAAGATTTCATCTTTACGCTCGCCTTTAGGTCGCTTATGCATCCAAAGTAATAGTGGGTTCTTATTGAATTGCTTCAAATCAATACCCGAAGTGCGAACCTTGAAGCCAAGGTTATTCTTAGTTTCGGTACTAATTACAAATCGCTTAGTGCTTTTCTTCATGATTAAAAATTTGGGTTGTTTCTCCCTCGATTCTTCACAAAGAAAAAGCGGTTTTTCGGGGCTAAAAAATTGGCATTTTTATCGATTACAGTTATTGCAATTAATAATAGCAGTAACTGCCATTATTAATAATGCCAATTTTTTAAAGCCTTATAAAGGAGGCAATTTTGACCTATGGCAAAGCAAAAAAACACTCCACAAAGCATGCAACAGAAGCATGAACACGCCAAATTGCTCTATACCGTGCAAGGCGTAACGGTACAAAAAGAGCTGGCAGAAAGAGTAGGCGTATCTCCTCAAACTATCAATAAATGGGTAAATGCCGATGATAGACTTTGGGACAGGATGAGAGAAAGCACACTCATCACCAAAGAGGCTGAAATGCGCAGAATGTACATGCAGCTCACAGAGTTGAATGATAAGATTATGGACAGGGAAAAAGGCGAGCGTTTTGCCAACTCAAAAGAAGCCGACACCCTTAGTAAAATAGCAAAGGCAATTAAGGACATGGAGACTGAAACGGCTCTGGCTGAAATCATGGAAGTCATGAAAAACTTCCTGGTATTTGTAAGGCATCAGGATTATGAGAAAGCCAAGGAAATTACAGGCCTTGCTGACCACTTTATTAAAGCGCAAATCAAATGATAAAAGCAGCGGATAAAAGAGCCTTGTTTGATTGGGATGAGTTCGTAGTGAACATGAACAGGGACAGCCCTGTAGATTACACCGAGGACAAAACCGAGCAACTCAAGCGAATGAAGAGGCTTGAGGCAAACGATGAGGAGTGGTTCAAATACTACTTTCCTGCTTATTACACTTCTGAGCCAGCCGACTTTCATAAAAGAAGTACTAAGCTGGTAATGAACAATCCTGAGTGGTATGAAGCCCGACCTTGGTCAAGGGAACTAGCTAAATCAGGTAGAACCATGATGGAGGTTCTTAAATTGATTCTGACTGGTAAAAAGCGAAACGTAGTCCTTACCTCCAACAGCTTTGATAATGCCGTCCGATTGTTGAAGCCTTACAAGACTTTGCTCGAAAAGAATGACCGAATTATTCATGATTACGGCATTCAAGAGAAATACGGCAACTGGTCAGATAGTGAATTCATTACCCGAAAGGGCGTAGCCTTTAGGGCTATTGGTGCAGGGCAATCTCCTCGTGGTACCAGGAACGAAGCAGTTCGACCTGATGTGCTTTTAATTGATGACTTTGATACTGATGAGGATTGCCGAAATCCTGACACCGTAGATAAGAAATGGGACTGGATTGAAAGAGCCTTCTTAGCTACTAGGTCAATTTCTAATCCTTTACTGGTGATATTCTGCGGTAACATTATAGCCGAACATTGCTGTATGCTGAAAGCTATGGAAATGGCTGATCACTATGAGGTGGTGAACATCCGAAACAAAGACGGGAAATCATCATGGCCTCAGAAAAACAGTGAGGAGCAGATCGACAGAGCCTTAAGTAAATTAAGCTATGCAGCCCAACAGGGAGAGTATTTTAATAATCCGATTAAAAAAGGTAAGGTATTTGAAAAGCTTCATTATAAAAAAATAAGACCATTACGGGAATATAAATTCCTGATTGCCTACACTGACCCCTCTTATAAAGGAGGAAAAAAGAATGACTTTAAGGCCACTGCATTAGTCGGAAAATGGAAGGATGAATATCATGTATTAAAAATGTTTGCAGCGCAGACCAGCACTGCTGAAATGCTGGACTGGCAATACATGATTATGAAAATGGTCAATGGTGTAGTACCTGTATTTTTCTTCATCGAGTGGCCTTCCATTGATGATACATTGAAGCTGGAGCTCAAGAAAGCAAATGAACGACATGGGATCACCTTACCACTAAAAGCCGATGATCGAACTAAGCCTGATAAATTCTTCAGGATTGAATCTCTACTTGAGCCATTGAATAGAAATGAAAAGCTGTGGTTTAATGAAGACCTAAAGCCGAGTGAACACATGAAGGCGACAGAAGCGCAATTTACAGCACTATCACCGTCCAGCCGTGCACATGATGATGCACCCGATGCGGTAGAAGGAGCAGTATTCAAAATTAACTTTAAAACGGTATCAGACACCAGCAAAGTACAAACTATGAAACCCTTTAGAAACAACCCTAAACGATTTTAAGCTATGTTATTAAGAGCAGATTTTAACACCCACATGTACACCGAAATCATCAACGCTATTGAACGTGATGGTGGCTTGCTACTAGAGAAGGCAATTAAAACAGCTGAAAAAGAAGCTAAAGGATTCTTGAGTAAGTATGATTTAGAAACGCTGTTCTCTGCCATAGGAGATGATAGAGACGAAATGCTATTAACCTTCATTAAGGATATAGCGGTTTGGCATTTTATCAATTTGGCTAACCCAAATATGAATATTGAATTTCAGGCTGAGCGATACGAGAAAGCCATCAAGCGACTCCAGCAAATTCAAAAAGGAGAATTTGTTCCTGAAGGCTGGCCATTCAAAACGGAGCCTGAAGGCATCAGCGACAGCTGGAAAATTACCTCTGCAACTAGAAGAACTACTCAATACTAAGCCATGACTAGAAATAAGAAAATACTAAACACTAAGAATCCGAAGCTTCAGCCGGGAGGAGCTCCAGTTAGCATCATTAATAATCAAATTGATGTAAGGCCTTTTCATCGTACTAATCAAGACATTCAAACTTGGAGAAATGCCCTGCAACATGCCGAAAGCAGAATACCCAGAAGAGTGCTGCTTTATGATTTGTATGCGGATGTGGTATTGGATGGACATGTGGAATCCGTTACTCAAAAAAGAATGGATGCGGTTACTTCAGCAGGTTGGAAATTCGTGGATAAGGAAGGAGCTGAGGTTGATGCTATTAATGAGCTAATTGACACCATCGGCTTTGATGATATGCTTTCAGAGATTATCAATTCACGCTTTTGGGGGTATTCAATGTTAGAGCCTAAGTTTTTCACCAACTCTGAAGGAGAGCAAGAAATGAGCCTCTGGACAGTACCTAAATTAAATATGCGTCCTGAGTTAGGGATCATTTCCAATGATGCCTATTCGGATGATGGCTTGAATATCAGAAAGGGGATCTATGCTAAAACCATCATGGAAGTAGGCAGAACCAATGATCTAGGCTTATTGCTAAAGGTTGCGCCTTATCAGGTATTGAAAAGAGGTGGGCTTGGAGATTACGCCATGTTTGTCCAGGTGTTCGGAAACCCTTTAGTAGATGCGACTTGGGACGGATATAATGATGAACAGAGAGTTAAGCTTTTAGAGGCCATTAATGCACTAGGACAAGGCGGTGCCATTGTAAGGCCTGAAGGAACCAATGTGGAGTTATTGGATAAATCTGCAAATGCCAACGGTGATCTACAAACCAAATTTATTAATCTGCTTAATAAGGAGATCAGTAAAACGATACTTGGAAGCACCGAAACTACCGAAGCCAGTGAAAGCTCAGGTTATGCGCAATCTAAAACCCATGAAGGGCAGGATGACCGCAAGCATGAATCTGATATTAAGTTTGCAAGAAGGATATTAAACAGCCGTTTTATTCCAATCCTGAAGGCTCATGGTTTTGACACCAAAGGCGGTAAATTCATTGTGGCTGGTGAAGAAGACAGCCTCACCAAAAAAGAAATGTTTGAAATCCACAAAGGCTTAGCTACTGAAATGAAGCTACCAATGGATGATGATTTCCTATATGAAACTTATGGAATCCCAAAGCCTGATAATTATGATCAATTAAAATCAGGGAATCCAACTCAAAAAGAAGATACATCCTACAACAAGTCAACGGATGATAAACCGAAGCGAAAAAAAGACCAGAACAAAGAGCCTACTCAGTCAGAAGAGCTAAGCTTATTTAATCGCTTCAAATCTTTTTTTGGCCTAGCCCTGACTCCAAAGAGAGTCGGGGCAAAACAGCCAACGAGCTGCTGTGGCGATCGCCTTATGATCAAGCTGAGTGAAGTTGAAGAAGAATTCAATAATGAGGAGCTGATCAATAAAGCCTTTGATGCTTCAGGTAATCTTTCTTTTGAAGAAAGCCTTTTTAAATACACTTTAGAAACTCTTTTAAAGGGTTTTAAAAGGGGTACTAATCAAAGCGAAGAGATAAAGCTGGCTGAGCTTGGAATTAACTATGGCTTTGATGATCCGGAACTGATCAAGGCTTTTGAGAATAATATCTTTCGCTTTTCGGCTGGTAAAACTCAAGCCATGACCTTACTACTTAATGAGCTGTTTCGAGAAGCTACTAGCTTTGAGGAGTTCTACAGACTAGCCAAACAAAGAATGGAGATATTCAATGTTTCCTATTTAGAAACTGAATATAACACCGCTCAGCTGACCGGAGAAGCGGCTGCCACTTATAAGCGATTAATGGGGCAAATAGACATTTTCCCCTATTGGGAATATAAAACCCTTCAGGACGAAAATGTTAGGAAAAGCCACCGTAACATTCACGGTATTATTCTACCAGCTGATGATCCAAGATGGCAACAAATATTTCCTCCTAATGGTTGGAACTGCCGTTGCTATGTGGTACCTCGTTTAGCTGGAGAAGTGGATATCACTAAGATAGAAGCCGACAGATCCAAAGTAGATGCCTTACTGGAATCACCAGAATGGGAAAAAACTACAAGCCAAGGATGGGGAATAAACCGAGCGGATGAAGGAGTAGTGTTTGCCGAAAATCAACAATACGTTAAAAGTTTGCCGCCTTATGTAATTGAGATTATGGAAAGGGTCAAAAGAGAGATGAAGGATGAGTAAAAACAGTGGTAAAATTAACGCTTTCTTCGATGGTTTTGACGAACGCTTCCGAAATCAAGTCCCGAATGTAATTGCGGAGACTGCTACAGAATATTACCAGGAGCGATTTCAAGAGCAAGAATGGAATGGTGTTCCTTGGGAGCCTTTAAGCCCTGAATATGCTCGGAAGAAGACTAGAGGAAAAGGCAGGATTCTAACCAAAACCTCAAACCTTCAGAGAAGCATTAGGTCAAAGGATGTAATGCCTAATCGAGTAACCATTACAGCTGGAAGCGCAAAGGTGCCTTATGCTAAAGTGCATAATGAAGGGGAACAAATAAGTGGTGTGCAATATGTAAGGCCACACAATAAACCCAATTTCATGGGGAAGGGCAAAACGGTATCCATTAAAGGCCATAACCGAAAGGTGGACTTTAAGATGCCTAAACGTCAGTTTATGGGCTTTAATAGAGAGCTGAAGGATAAGATTATGAACCGCCTGAGAATGGCATTTACTAAAAAATAGTTATGGACGAAATTTATGAAATTATACTCGCTAAACTGGATGAGATAGTAGAACTCAAATGGATTGACCTTGATAAAGGACAATTGGAAACAGCAGACTCAAGACCTCCAGTATTATTTCCATGCGCCTTGATCAGCATTCAATATCCCAATACTGAAGACCTGGACTATAAAGGCACATCTCAAGATTGTAATGTGCAAATAGGCATTAGAGTGGCTAATGATTATACAGGCAATACTTCAGCAGTTACGCCTGATGCAGAAAGAGCCAAGAGCCTCGAGTATTTAAAGCTAGTACAAAAAGTGTATAAAAAGCTTCAAGGCTATACGGATGCCAGTTTGAATCAATTAAGCCGTAGAAGCCAAAGAGAAGAGCGAAGAGGCGACCAAATTAAGGTGATGCAAATTAACTTTGTAAGTCAGTTTGAGGATGTCAGTTTGACATCTTAATCTGTTTCACTATATTCATCAAATGTCGATGCGATATTATAACCAATTTGAAAAATTGCCTAAATGGTTGCAAAAGGTCATTTCATGGCTAATTTTGATAATATTCATTGCAGCTATCATCAATATTTTACTGTATAATACATGGCTTTAATTGGTGAAATAGAGCTCTTTTATTGGTGAAATAACAGCTTATTCTACTAAAAATCTTAAATATTTTTTAACTATTGGTTAATTTTCACGTTATTTGAAGTGCGATATTTACACAGGAGGCTATCCTCCAAAAGCTTACTCGCTTGCAAACACGACTATTATGTAACAACAAGCAAACCATTAAACAAAGACAACAATAAATGGAGAGTAGTAAGACTTTAAGCCCAAGAGTTCACTTGGGCTTTTTTTATGTGTAAAATCTTAAATATTGTTGATAAACTGTTGATAAGTTGTAATCAACTTGGTTGATATCGTACTCTTTAAGCAAATTAATTTAGTAATTTTACAGTATGTCCATGTCATTACTGTATTGAGGCCTAACGGAATGACCTTATTTTAAACGAAACAGCCTCAGAAAGGAGGATAGCCAAATGTGTAAATATCGCAAACACAATGGCAGACTTCAAAAGTTGATTTTTCGTAAGTCGAGAAAGGTAAAAGGTAAAACAGTTTACCCTAAGAAAGCGAAATGTTTTGCTTTTTGGGTTGACGTACGTTAACCCAAGTTTGTCGAAGGAGCCCTGGACATGGCTCCTTTTACACACTCCAATTAAAATAAGGATACTTTCTTTTTAATTCTTGAGGAGTGGCATGATCCGCTACTAATTGCCTTAATAATTCCTGCTTATTTCCTAAGCATTGTACGATCGCTTCAGGTGTCATAAAAAATTCTTGATGTAATGCAAATAAGCAGTCATCATATCGGGATCTCAAAAGGTTAGCATGATAGTAGAAACGGTGAGCCATTGCGATATCTCTTTCATTGGTAAAAGTATTTCGCTTGCTTTTACTGCCTAGTGTTTCGGGGATGGCAGAGGGGAAAATATCGTTATATAAAGCTTGCTGACCTCGCATTAAGTTAATTATACTCAAAATTACGATTTTAGACAGGCTAGGAGAAATAAAGTTTTGCAACAATTCACGCTTTTGGAGCTAAAAAAAAGCCCCATCAAAATGATGAGGCTAGTCGTGCGTGGGACACTTGGCGGTATTTTATTGCTTTGTATAAGTCAAGAAATCTCCTGTAGTAGTTTTTTGATGGGTGCTTACCATTAAGCTTCCAGTTATTTCAAACTCCAATTCCTTATCCTCTAGGAAAATGGTAACGAATGGCGGCTCATAGGTAAATGTTCCTTGCTCTGAATTTCTTACACTACCATTATTGGTTTGATAATATTGAGCGTTTTCAGCATCTAAAAACTCGATGTATTGCAAATTCTCTCCTGAATAAAGATAATCCGCTATTTCGTCTGGAGCTTCCCATTTGGTTTCAGCTAGCTCTTCATTTGGGTTAACCTCCGCTTCAGGAGCTTCCTCACCACATGAAAACAGGGTGATAGTCAATAATATTAGTAATAGATTTTTCATGATTCATTATCATTTTTATTAGCTTCAAAAATCAAAATAGCCTCTACGGAATCATTCTCATCTTGATTGTGATGTACGTGGAAAAAAATTGGTTTATGATTTTCAGCAGAAAGTAATTGATTAATTTCATTATTTAATTTCTCCAGACTAATATGTACTATATGTTCTGAGTAATACTTTGCTTGTGACATTTTTACTTGTATTAAGTTGAACTATAAAATTAAACAAAAATTAAACAACCGACAACAGCCGATATGATGTCATTCCGATAACTCGGAACGCCTCATATCTTGGTGTTGGTCGGTCATTATCGCCAAATCCATCAATAATTTGATTTATCGACTGATTTGTGAATATTAGCACAATGAGCGCATTTAAGCACATCAATCTTACTAATATGCCTAAACATATGATTTAAATCGATTAGCTTTTTCACTTCGACCACCTTTGATCTCTTTTCCCAGGTATCATCAAGCATTGGGTGAGGAGCTTCAATAAGCTGTTTATAATGAACTAATGCTGTTATCATAATTCCTAATTCTAAAATTCGTAATCCGTAATCAAAACATAACTCCTCCAGCTTCCATCCAACTGCTGAAGGTCTCGGCTGATCAGCAGAGCTCCAGCTCTATCGAATGTAAATACACCGCCTGCTCGCTTTATTTCTACTTTGTTGCCGTTGGCTTTGTATTCGCCTATCTCGGTACTGATCACCGATCCATTGCGAGTATGCTCCCAAGTTACCAAGCCATTAAAATGGAACTTAAGCCATTGCACATTATCGCCTCCAAGGCGTTCGTTCATCAGCTGGTCGCAAGTTACCCAGGTAGTATTGGGTAGATGGTCGCTCGGCTGTGGTAGCTGCTCCTGGCAACTCATCAAAAAGACTGCTAAAAGGATATTTAAAAGGGTTTTAAAAGTTTTCATTGCTTAAATAATTCAGAGTGTTGACTTACGGATTCATCTGTGTAGGCAAGCAAAATGAAATCAATCTTTTGCGTGTCCCAATTCACTGCGCTGTTTTTGTACATGGTGCGCAGTACCTGTTGGCATTCGGCTTTGCTGTAGCCTGTGTCAAGCCTTGCAATATATTCGTTGATATCAGCCAGCTTAATTTGCTTCTTTTCCAATATCTGGGCAATCTTGGGGCGGTACTGCCCTTTGAAGCGTACCGCCCACTTGCTGCCTTTCTCATATTTGGCATTGCTCAACCGAAGGGTGGTAAATGCCATATTTGCAAGCTTATTATTCCAGTTGTGGGAGAAATTAAGGGTATGCACCGTGAACCTCCTTCCATATACATTGTTTTGAACACTCCAAAGGGTCTTTACCGCAGTCGTATTCAGTTGATGGCTTCTTTAGACCCATTCGATAGCCTAAGTAAACCAGGAAGGCAAAGCCCAAACTAACCGCCATCAACATCACTAATACGATGAACACAAAAATTAAAGCTTTCATGATTTGACCTCCTTTCCTGCCAAATGATAATAAACAGAGGCAAAGAAGTCATACACATTTTGAGTGTGCCTTTTGCTCTTTCTGGTTTTAGCTCTTTTCACGGCCTCCTTAGCATCGAGAGCCTGTTCATGGCTCATTTCGATAATCTCTTCTTTGGTGTACTTAGACATTTTCAGCCTCCTTTCTGTCTATGTAATCACTTTTCATTCTTCTGTCGGCTTCATCCTTCTTGGCTTGATCATATATTTTCACTTGCTCCCTTGCTTGGTTGTACAAGCCTTCTCTCAAATTATCAAAGGCGTTAATCATATCGTCCAGCATTTCGGGTGTGGTGTTACGTCCTACATTGATTTCAGCCGTCATATTGGTTTGGTCACCGTCATCGGTTAATTTAATTTCTAAGTACTTTTTATGATTTTTCATTCTCAGCCTCCTTTCTTTTTCTTTTAATAGCCGCTTGCAAATAGCTGATTACAGAGCTTCTTTTGGCTCCATTTTCTTCGGTGGCCAGGTGAGCACTTAGTCGCTCAACTGTTAAAGATTTCCAGTTACAGGTGACACTCGCCTTCATGTCCTGTACACTCGGATAATACCAGCCTTCTGTTTTATTTTGATTTTCCATTTTCGTCTAGTTTTTGAATGATTTCTACTAATTCTTTTCTCAGGCTTTTGCCGTCTATTTTAAGCTGTTGATTTAGGGTAAGGTCGAAGCGTACGCGCTCTTCCTTACTCATTTCACTTTCCAGCTTTCCTTTGAGCTCATACAGCCTGTTCTTGCTGTGCTCAATCATATTTTGCGCATCTTGTATTAATGCCAGGTGTTCAAAGAATGAGTTCATATTCTTACTCGTTTGATATTTTTAAGAATGAATTTTCTAAATGTTTGTCAGGGTTCAAGCCCATTTTTTCAGCTAGTTTTATTACCTCGATTGTATTTCTAGCATTCTCGACTATTTGCTGAGCCACATTGGTCATGGCTTTACTTCTTTGTATCTCTTTACTTAAATCCTCTTGAGATATATCATCATCACTCAATCGCTCTAATTGAGCAAATAGGTGATTATTGAGGTCTGTCATTTTGTTTCTCATTGGTCTTATGTTTTAACTTGGTTAATAAAATGGTACTCTCAATTAATTCAGGTGGCATTTTCGATAGTCCACTATGATTAATGCTTGCTTGATACTTCTTTTCTATCAGGTATAAATTGCTTAGCTCACAATTCAATGTATTACCGTCTTTAAATTGGATATTACAGGAATCAGGAATTAAGCCTTTTGCTTCTTCCCATATTTTTCGGTGAAGCAGTACATATTCTCCTTCAGCTACTCTTATCCATTTGTAGGGTCGTCCTTTGCTGTTTCTGATGGAAATATGACCGTCATAATTGGTATTGTGTGGCTTCCTCCCCTTTTTAAATCGGGTTTTCTTAGTCCTTTCAATAGCTTCCTGGCTCATGAATTCCTCTTGCTTTTTTCCCTTGTTTACAGGAGTAGCTCCTTTTTGAAATCGGCTTTGTCTTTTTCTTTTTTCCACAATCTCATGCGGAACTACCAATCCCTCACGCTTCATAAATCCTCTTACAAAACAGTCGCTTCTGCCGATTTGCTTAGCTATTCTTTTACTTGGTATCTCTAAGTAATTATCCCTGATGTATTGCTTTTGCTGCTCTTCATTCATTTTAAATCCCCTTTAAAAAGCTTTTATAAACCTTCGTAAAGGTGGTTACTACCGCTGGCAGCTCGTCCGTCTTGAGGTCGTCAAGCTTCTTATGCTGCTCGGTATATTTCTCGCACCATGCATTGATGCGCTCCATGTCTGCCTTGCCTTCAGGCGTTTCCCATAGCATCTCATGCGCCATGCTCAGCATCTTCCTGACCATTCGCCCACGCTTATCATCGCCTTTGAGGTTATTGATGAGCTCTTGGGTTTCCTGGTAGTTCATGTCGCTGAGGTCAGTGCTGCGCCCGTTGGTGTACTGGCTCACTAGCTGCTCCTTCATGTCCATGATGCCATTTTTGGCAAGCAGACCTCTTACGTATTTGATTTGAGCGGTTGTCATTCTGATTCTTCATTTTTAAATCCTTCCTCATCTACATCGTCCGCACATTCATCACACCATACTCCATTATGCATTTGCCACATTGTTTCACCATCTTCAGGCTCGTGACCGCATACTACACAGAAGTGTATTCGTTGAATTATTTTCCGTCCCATAATCAGCTAGTTAATTTGATTCCAGTTATTTAAATATTCCTTCCTTTTCAGATAGTTCTCTGGATTAAGTTTTGCGATACCTGAACGTCTCAAATAATTTTCGTAAGACTTTATATTCATCAGGCATTCTAATCGCTCTGTGTCCTTCATTTTCTTCCAGATAGGCTCACATCTAATCTTATTGCGTTTGTGATTATAAGCTTTCCAAAAAACCTCAAATGAAAGGTCTGCTGGTATCTCTTCCAGCTTGCCTTTTATCTTCGATTGTACTTGCTTCAAATGCTCCAGGCTAAAAGGGAAATTCCTGAGTAGCCATGCGCTTTGCTCTTGGTTCATTTCGCTTTCATTATCGTAGAACTTCAGCATGCCTTCAGCATCAAAGCCAAAGGTTACCGTTCCCTCAAATGATTGCGATTTCATTAAATATTTTTGTATCATGATTTTTGCTTTTTCATCTGTTTTTCAAAGAATAATGGATTACGCTCTCTAGCCATTTCCTCAAACACTACATAAGGCTTAAACTTGCTATATCTGTTTTTATCAGGCGTGGCAATGAAGTCTCTTACCAATATTCCGACATCTCCATGAAAGTAGGTATCAAGGCACATTTGCTTTCTGATGGTGCCGTTCTTACTACTCTGAATAATGAAAATGAATCCTTTCTTGCCTTCATATTTCTCGACCAACCACACCACATCCCTAAATGCCCATCGGGTATAATCAAGACTATCTATCACAATGAAGTTGGGCGAATTGCGCTTTTTCAAGTAGTTGTCTAAATCCTCCAATAAGCTGGTTTCTTCAGGCTTATTAGCGATGGGGTCAACCCAAAGAATATTACCTGAATTCTCTTCCATATTATTTCTCATGGATGCTTTTTGTAATGATTTCTTGAATCGTTGCTCGTAGCTAATCCAACCCACTTTATCGTACTGACAAAGCATTTTAGCGAGCTGAAGACAATATTCTGACTTGCCATTACCACTACCTCCAGCAACACAAATCATGAAGCTTTTTTCAAGCTCTCCCAAATGCTCCAACCACACCTTTTCTTTTATGCCGATTTCCTTATAAGTCTTTTGATGAAATTGGGTAACTCCTAGTACTTTCATAAATCCGTTTTAGTGTGAATGATAATAGACTGTGCTTTTGCAATGCGGACAAGGGTCATAGCTGCTCGTGATGACATCCTCATGCTCAATTGGCTTCACCTTGCTTTCGTCTGGTGGGAGTGAGTGCTTGCAGCCACGCAAGCACCATTCCGCACCACAATTTGCACAAGTCACATCTATGCAATGATTCGCCATAATTAGAGGCTTGAGAAGTTTAAATCAATGTTTTGATATTCTCCCTGGTCATCCTTTGCATAAATTCGATAATAGGATTTACTGGAAGGTCTTCGGATACTTTGCTCAAGCTCATTCAATGCCTTCTGGAATATCTCGGCTGGCTCTAAGTGCCTCCATCGTAAAAGGTTCATTACTTTCTTGGTGTCAAGCTTGCCTCTTGTGGTGCTAAAGGCATCTTTTACCATTTCAATGACAATTGGCTTTTTACTATCAATGTTCTCAGCTAAATAGACATCAAGCAATTCCTTGCAGCTTTGAATGCCCGTTTCATCAAAAGTGATTTTATCACTTATGGCAATATCAATCTTTAAGCTTCTGTCGAAGTTGTGAATAGTAAGATTGCCTTTGCCTTTCGTTCCATATTGCTCCAAATCCTTATCTATCATATACTGCTCTCGATAAGCTTCACACATTTCGAAAGCAGTCTCTTTAAATTTGGCAAGAGCCTCATTAATTTTCAGAGCTTCTTTGAACATTTTAGCCGTATCCTTTTCGGCTAACTTCTCATGCTTGTAAAGGCGGTTGGTTTGTACCTTATTGCCTGTTTCATCTAACCAGAACTTAGCTGCGCTCTTCTGATTATTTACTTTTAGTTTGGTATTCATCGTTTTTGATTTTATGTAATTGATTTTGTTTAATCTCTAATTTTCGTTGCATTTCATACCGAAGGTCTCCTTCAGTCTCCGTGTGCTCTCGCAGCCATTGCTGTAGCTGCTCTATTTCATGAGTCAGAAATGACTCGCTTAATACCTCAGGCATGGGCTTGCGCTATTTCGGAGGCTATGCCGTCCAGTATCAATATTTCATATTCCCATCTGCCATCGGCAAGGAGCAGGGAGCGTTGCAAATAATACCAGCTGTAAAAAGCTCTTTGCTCTATGGTGTTAAGTTTTAAGCTGGTTTCTGGTTTCTGCTCCTTTTCAAGCTTTCTTAATCGCTCTCTTAGGCGTTCATTCAGCTTATCCAGTAGCTCATGAAGCAGTTGGGTTAATAGATTGCTTCTTTCGGCTGGTGTTTTCAGTAGCCAGCTAATGGCTCCGTGCATGCCGTTTAATTTAGTTTGCGTCAACTTGAATTTCATTTTCGATTCGTTTAGTGATTTTTTCAATAATTGAATTGTACTTATAGCTTACTTCCCGATATATTTGCACACAATCAGGAATGTCGTTGAGAGCCGTGTAAACAGTGTGGCGGCTTATTTCATACATTTCAGCTATCTTGCTAATCTCAAATCCGCAAAGGAAAAGCATGTAGTAAGTCATTTTCCTTGCTTCAGGTCGTGGCGTTTTTCGGCTCTGTCCTTTAATTTCCAGCACATCCATTTCGTACACATTAGCCACCGTGTCCAAAATCATCAAGCCAAGGTCAATGCCTTGCTTGTCGCATTTGTATTTTAAATAGTTTCCTAAAATCATATTAAAAGGCTTTTTAAAAGGTTATCGACCATCTCCTCGTAAGTATTCTCCAGGGCTTTGCTATGGATGCGGAATTGCATCGCTTTTGGGTTGTGCAAATCCTTATAATAGCCTTCCAGCTCATGAGGGAAAAGCAAGTCGGTCATTTCAATGAATACTTTGTCTCTTCTCATCCAGTGCATTCTCCACCAGCTCCAGAACTCTTTATATTCCGCCATAGAGAGTGCCACGCTGTCGTTGGGGTAATGAAGCTCTAAATACTCTATGCCTTGCGCATACAGGAACTCAGTGTATTGCTCAGTCGTCCAACCGAGCAATTGTTCCACTTTCTGCTCAAAGGAAGCATTGCGCCTCCTAATGCTTTCGATGTGTGTTAGCTTGCTCATGCTGCCTCCTTTCTTAATTCAGCATGTACCAAGCGTTTCACACGTCTTAAATCGTGATTGCTGTCGTTGACAATGCGAGCCACCGTCATTTCATCATGCACTCCATTGGCATTGACAATGCGCTTAATATCGTTCTCGTTTGGCTTCTCAACTGGAATAAACTTTCCACCTAGTCGGCTAAATATCTCTTTGTAGCCTTTCTTATTCTTCTGTGCGCCTTGCTCTATTCGCTTTTGCAAGAATGGAGCACCCATCAACACAAAGCCACACTCGCCTTCCAAAGCATTATAAAGGGAAATGAAGAAATATAGGAGCTGGTCGCTTAGCTTATCCACCTCATCCATGATGATAAGCGGATGGTCAAGCCTTCGCATGTGGTTAATGATGGTAATCATCATTTCATGAATATTCGTGCCTGAATCCTCCAATCCCATCACGCTCAATAATTCCTTCAGGAAGGATTTGCGGTTGTAATACTCATTGCATCGGATTAAGAAAACATTTTCCTGCCTTCCGATGGCTTTGGCGGTTTCTGTTTTACCCCATCCTGCATTGCCGATGATACCGAAGGTCATGGCGAAGTTTCTGGCATCTTCAAACAGATGGCTGATTTTGCCATAGTTGGCAATGTCCGACACTACTTGCCACTCACCTTCATAGCTCACTGATACTTGCTTTTGAAGGTTTCTCCAGGCATTATCGCTCATGGCTTCAAACTTTCCGTTCAGTATTTGTGAGATGTAGCTCACTGATACCTTTTTCAAGGGAAATTCCGATTTTTGAATCTGTAATAATCATAATTTTACTTGTTTAAATTGTGGTTTTATAATGCGGTCAGCTTGGCAGAGCTGGCCGTTCTTTTTATTAATTTCCTACTTATTTTTTAGCGGCCGTTTTCTTTCACTTAAATGACATTCATCGATTGAATGATAAGTACATGCAGAAAAAGTTTTTGGGTGTTTGCATGCTCCAAAAGGTGCTCCGGTCGATTTATAATATTTACAGCTCGTATAGGGCTTTGCTACTCTTTTCATATGACTTTATTTTTATTTGGGTTAATATTCATCGTAATAGCTGTTTTGAGCCTGTTTAAAAGCTTTTAAAGGTTTTTTAACAGTTTCTTTCGTGTCATTTTTTGCACGTACCCCCCTTGTTTCGTGGGCTTTTTCTTGCAAAAACCCCTGCTTTTCGGTGGCATTTCCTGACAATAGCCTGTTATCTGCATGGCTGATTTCCTTCCTTAGCACTCCTGCTTGCAGCCTACTTTCTGCATCTATCCGCTCACGTTCCATCAATGCTTTGCGCTCTTCCATCTTCTCCTGAAGGAATGGTCCGAGTGTCTTTTTCTCCTCCTGAAGAGCTTTGATTCGTTCAGCATCTCCGTCCTTATAATCGGCAAATGCTCCTGGTACCTTATCGAAGCTATGCACCACTTTTCGCAGTCCTTTGCCGTCTGTTATCAGCACTCTACTGAGGTCGTTTTCATCATATATCACCTGCACTTTCTTGCCGATATGCTGTAATAGCTCCATTTGTGAAAGCTTGTATTGCATTTTTATACTGTGTCCGTGTATTCTCAAAGTAGGCGTTACACCATTGTTACTAATGGTATTGGTATCCACATGCTCCTTGCCGAAAATCTGTAATTCCTGCTCCGTGGTCAGTGCCTTTTGCTTGCTTCTGTCCGATTCGTGGAAAGCCTTTAGCCATTCCTCTTGCCTGTTCAATTCGGATTTACCCCTAGTGGTGCAGCGCATCACATTGATAAATCCCTCAATCATTTCATCCGCCTGCTCGATGTCAGGGAAATTAGCTGGCACTAGGTTATCTTTATTGATTTTGCTCTTGGAGCCAATGTTATAGCCTGAGTAATTATGAGGAAAGCACACCTTTAGCATCTGATGCCATACTTTACCGAATGATGCCTCTACATACTTTGATTTGGCGTTTTTCAATGATGCAGGCGTGAAAATGGACATGGTATTATAGAATTGCTCTAGCTCGGTGGTGTTCTTACCGCTTATACCCCATCTATCCGTCTGCAATTGATGCCATCCGTAAGCCTGATTCTGCTCATTGGTCAGCATTTTAATATGATTATTTGCGTTTCTGAAGGCTTCACGAATCAAATCCTTAGTGACCGTATCTCCCCAGGCATAACCCAAAATGTAATCGTTAAAGGTGTCGATTACCACGTATAAAGCTGGTCTATACCACTTGTTTTCCCCTTTTCTAAAGAATATATCCCAGTTGTTATCATCCGCATTTATCAGCAATAATGGCGCACTAGCCCTATTCCTAGGAATGTTCATGGAGAGCTTACTGACTACTTTATCTATACCGCCTCGCCCTAACATCAACTCATTTTTCCATAAATTATAGCGATACCCCACAGTGCCAGCAGTAATCTCTTGTCTATTATTTTCCCTAGCCCAATGATTATAGCCTTTAGCTATAATGGTGAAATCATGATTATTTGACATCTCCAGTAAGGTCTTCAAGTATGCCTCAGCCACTTCATCCTTCACCTTAGCCGAGTGGCTATTGCCGAATTTGTGTTTCTCAATCAATACCTCATATCCGCCAGCTTTATACTCCTTCAATTTGTCCTTTAGCCTCCTGGAGTTCTTAGGTAAGGCTACCTTTTTGATGCCGATTACCTCCGTAGCCGTATCCCAAAATTGCGCTATGCTGATATTGAGTTCACGCTTTAAGGCTTGCTTATCAGTCGTTAGCCTATCCAGCATATTGAGCCAAGAAGCATTTTGCGTATAGCGATGCACGTAGTTTATTTGCGATTTACCCCTTAAGTCTGTGTCGCTGTTCGGTAATTTATCACCGTTAGGAAGCTCATAGCCCATGTAGTAAGATTGCGCTTTGCTATCCCATTCAAGAGAGTTCAGTAAAGGTTGCTTAGTATAGTATTGGTACGGATCACCGTATTTAGCCTTAACTGCTTGTTTATATTTTGAGGGTAAAGTCTCAAATTCAATCAATACCTGACTACCATTTCCGCCTCTGCCATGTACTATAATGGTACCTCTATTCTTATACACATCATAAGTACTTTTAGGCATTATTTCAGGTACAAATTCCTTGAATTCAAGGCATAGTATGTCATTATTCAGGTATTGCATATTATAAAAGGATATCGTTGGCTTGGTCAATTACCTGATCATATTCCTGAGCCATTGAGGGCGGAACATCGTCTGACCAATCAATTTCACTTTCTTCATTTTCCTTGTATAGAACCATGATCAAACCCTTGTTTCTCGTCATTATAGCTTGATTCATGTCGTTGAGCCATTTTTCAGCCCATTCCTGAATGTCGATTATATCTTCCATAATTATAGGTTTAAAATGCGTTCTACCTCTTCCAATAACTTGTTATTTCCATCGATTAAGATGTCGTCAATTGCTAATACCAGCCTTGCTTTATCGCTCTTTAGGTCTACAGCTCCAGTGCGTATTTGCTTCACATAACTCACTGAACATTTAGCCATTTCAGCGACCTCCTTGGATGAGTACCGATAATTTTTTTTAGTACTTTTGGTTTTTATTTCTTTATCTTTGTTCATATTTGTTTGTGCTTTCGGGTTCAAATATACAGAATACTGTATATCATACAAAGAAAAATACAGAATTATGTAAAATAATTTGGGATGAATGATGTAACTAACAGATTTATAGAACTTTACAGTGAGCTAAAAAAAGCGAAAATAATCACTGGTCAGGCTGATTTCGCCCAAAAAATAGGCATTAGCCCTAGTACTTTTACAGAAATCCGTAAAGGAAGAAGTAATGCAGGGTTGAATGTAATACAGGGTACTGTATCGAAATTTACTAACATAAACCCTGTCTGGTTATTGACTGGGAAAGGGAAAATGTATGTAAATTATGTTTCTACCCCTGATGTCAATAAGGGTGAATATGACCTAAATGAACCTCATAGTGAATATAGCCCCAACGCCACAAGCCAAAATGTAAGCCCAAAACACCCGAAAAGTGTAAGCCCAACTGTAAGCCCAACCCCAAAATTGGAGCTACCCAAGGTTGTTACAGTCGATAAATCCGGAAATGACAATATTGTGATGGTTCCTGTGGCTGCCAGGGCAGGTTATTTAATGGGTTATGGAGATATAGAATATATCAAAGAATTGCCTACTTATCACGTTCCTAGGCTACAAAACGGCACTTTTAGAGCTTTTGAGGTAGATGGGCACAGTATGACACCAACCATTACCCACGGTGATATAGTCTTCGCTGAATGGGTCGAGAAATTTGAACATATAACCGATGACCGTGTCTATGTAATCATCACAAAAACCGATGGAATCGTGATTAAAAGGGTTTTAAATAGGGTAGAGCAGTATGGTTTCCTAGTTGCCAAGTCCGACAGCATCACCAATAAGCGGCAATATCCGAACTTAAACATACCTCCAAGCGATATTGTAGAGCTTTGGCAGGCTAAAATGTACTTAGGAGCAGATTTTAGCAGTCCGCACAGCATGTGGGATCGCCTTAATGATCTAGAGGCGGCTCTCGAAGCCTTAAAAAGTGAAAAAGGTTCTTAAATCCATTTAAAACAGTTTTTAAACCATTTTTAAGTAGTATTTAAAAGAACCTTTTAAAAATTCAATGTAAATTCAATCAAATTCAATGATGAGGTACAAGTCGTTTTTTATCCAAAAAATAAAAAAGCTCAATTACGGGCTGTTTAAACAGTTTTTGCACATTTTATGAGATACTCTTTTGGTACATCTTGTTTTTACCCCCTTATAAAAGAATTACATCAGAAAAATAAAGGTGTCTCTGCTAAACCGATTTTTAAAAGCAGTTTAGGAGGTAATACCACATCAATTCAGTTATTGAAAAAT